TGACCGCCCGGCGTCTTACTTTGTGGACGCTGACAAGGACAAGAACCCGTCGGCCAAGCTTCATACCTCCATTGTTACCGTAGCCAATACAGCCGAATTTGCTATTACCGATATTGAAGATGCGCCGGTAGGTACGGTTATTTCCCTAAAATGCGGAAGCGTGGATAAAGGCGTTAAGATTGAGAAAAGCGGAAACTTTGAACTTATTTCCGAGGCCTGGCAGCCCGACAAGGGGGATGTTATTAAACTGATGAAACGTGCCGACGGTAAATTTATCGAGATCGGCCGCGAAAATGCTTCTTCCGATGCGTTGCAGTTTGCGCCGGATGAAACAGCACCTTCCTTGCTTGACGGTGAAGTATTCGTTACCGGCGAGAATACAAAGGCAACGGCAATCACTAACTTTACCGATGCGGAAGCCGGTGTCGTTTACACGATCTACGGAAGCGGTTCTGAATATGCTTCCACCATTGCGACCGGTGGAAACTTTGTCTTAACCGAAGCTATGACACTTTCCGAAGGTAAGTTTATCAAGCTGGCAAAAGCCGCCGACGGTAAATTCTACGAAGTGGCAAGAGGCTAATTTTTAACGGAAGGGGTACTTTATCCCTTCCTTTTTATAACCTTATAAATCATTAAGTTATGACATACGTAAAAGCAAGCGTAAGAAGGCCGGCCGGTAATCCCGGTAACGGTATTCAGCCCAAGGATCAGCTCGTAATTTACGACGTTGACGATATTCTTTCCTTTCCGCCGAGAAACGATGCCGGCGTGGTTATCGAAGAGGATATCGTAATGAAGGCGGGACGTTATGCGATCGGTATTTATCTGACACCCGGTACCGCTGAAATCAGTTCCAACAGTGACGGAGAAACGGACGCCGAAGGCTATACGCCTTCCATTAAGTTCAATCATCCCGGTAACGAACAGGAAATTCGCGAGTTTAAGACAAACTGGCTGTCTAAGAAATGTATCGTTGTGCTCCGTTATTGTAGCGGAAAGCCTGCCGATCTGATCGGAACGCCCTGTAACCCGTGTAAGTTATCCGTATCTTATACCGGTTCCAATGAATCGAATACGAACGAGCTTACTTTCACCCAGATCAGCAAAGGGGATGATATCGCCATTTACCGGGGTACCGATACCCTGGAAGAGCCGGTGGCCGTAGTGGAAGCCGGGGCTACAGATATAGATTACCAGACAGACGGGCAGTACCAGCTTTCCGCAGGTGCGGCTAAAATAGCCGGTGTTACCGGTGGAAGTCATGGATCGGTAATTACCCTTATGGGGTGTTCGGGCGTTGCGCCAACAGTGGAAAAAGGCGGTAATTTCCTTCTGAAAGGCGGTAAGACGTTTACCGCTTCCGAAGGTTCCCAACTGACATTGCGGGCGTTTAACGACGGTTCGGAGGCTATGAAATGGATTGAACAAAGCCGTTATGAGGCGTAAGTAAACGGTTTTCATGTAATTCAAAGGGTGACCGGCAGCACATGCCCGGCCACCCTTTGTCCTTTTTGGGGTAATTGCCCCCTTTTTTCTTTGTATCATCAAATTTTTATATAGTATGAAACAGGAAATTATTACCTATCTGGCCGGTCCGCGTAATTTTATCCAGGGCGTGGAACTATACGAGAAATACGGTATCAACCGTATGTTAAAGAAGTCATTTCGCCGGCAGGGAGAAACGGAAACGATGAAGGCCATTCTTTTAGAGGAACTACGGAAGCTGGCCGGGCTTTCCGAACGTGAATTTAAGACAATCCGGCGCAACTCCAAACAGCCGACCGCGGTAAAAATGGAACCCGCCAGGGATGAAACATCTAAAACGTCGGTAAAATACAGCGATGATTTGCTGCTGGAACTTGCCGAATCTTTCGGTGTCAGCGTGGAAGAACTCGTTTCGTCTGATTTCCGGGATAAGGTTCTTTCCATGGATGAAAATGCCGACCGTGTGGAAGAACTGGAAGAGGAACTGGATCAGGCGGAGAAACGATACAAGGCAGCTCCGGAAACCGTAACCAAAATGATACGTTTCCGCGAGAAATTTACCTTC